GGAAGGCTCAACTACACGAGGTGGGTTTGGTGGTTCAGCCAGTCAAGCACATCACGAAATTGAATGGCTTAAGAATAAGATTGAAACACTGAAACCGTTGTTGACCAAGAAACCCGGTGTTGCTCGTCAAATACGAGATTTGGAAAGACAGATCCGTGAGAGAGAACTGGCTATGGCATATCACGATCAAGGTGTGGCGGAAGATGCAATCCAATCTTTACGCAGAGCCGCTGGCTTGAATGAAAATGTGTTACGTGATAGCACCGGCAGCACACTGGATCATATTGCTGATAAATTCAAACGTGACATCCGAGATTTTGAAGCCACAGGCAATCTCAGTGATGATTTGTTTGACGCACTATACGATTATTACCAAGATGACATGCCATACGGTGTACAAAAAGCTCGCTCGGGCGATCCGCACGATTGGATCGCAGATCGAATCACTCAAGACTTAGGGTTACAACCAACCGATCTTGATCCGTTTGAAAAATTCAAATTGCGTAATAACGCAGCTCGTGACCAAGCAGGCATGCCACCCAATCCAGATTTCCAAGAAGAACGTGATCCACATTCGGTAGATGGCGGCATGGCCAATGCGTTGTTGGCTGACGATGCCGTCTGCAACATGAGCGATCATGGTCATCATTGCCCGGTACACGGAATTGAAGAATGTTGGGGTGCTGAATCCATGCCCGGTATGGAAGAAGGCGCAGTTGGAGCTGTAGCAGGTGCAGTACTAGCTCCTGAACTGGGACCACTGGCCAGCCGTGTTGGTAGCATGGCACAAGATGCCATGACCGATTCAGATGACGACCTTGACGAAGAAGGATTTGGTCTCAACCCAACTCCGGCAGCCATGGAAGAAGAACGCAGTCCGTTGGCTGGCATATATGGACATTCGGGCAAGATGAAGGAAGTGGGCCGTGACGTCGGCTTTTTGGACAGACTGAAAGAGCTGGCCGGCATGCGACAGGCATAAATATCATTGTGACAGGCTGAAGCGCATGCTATAATACAACATGCGCTCAAAACTGATCTACCAAACTAACTCAAGCAACTTAACCAAAGATGTAGCAAACACTGACAGCAGAGTGTATAATCAGCTGTAAGGCAACATTTAAGGCAATCTTAAATCAACATTTTAAATCAACTTAGAAAGGCAACACAAAATGGCGTCACTTAGCGAAATTAGAGCGAGACTAGCAGCATCAGAAAACAAACAGGGTACAGGTGGTAGCAGTGGTGGAGATGGAGCAATTTATCCACACTGGAATATGTCAGAAGGTGAAAGCGCCACCTTGCGATTCTTACCCGACGCAAATACCAAAAACACATTCTTTTGGGCCGAACGACAATTACTTCGTTTGCCATTCAACGGCATCAAAGGAGACATGGATTCAAAACAGGTGTATGTACAAGTGCCATGCGTAGAGATGTGGGGTGATCCATGTCCTGTGCTGGCTGAAGTGCGTACCTGGTTCAAAGACAAGAGCCTGGAAGAAATGGGTCGCAAGTACTGGAAGAAACGCAGTTACATTTTCCAAGGATTTGTGCGAAAGAATCCCATTGCTGACGACAAGACTCCGGCCAACCCCATCCGCAGATTTATCATAGGTCCACAGATCTTTACCCTGATCAAGGGTGCCTTGATGGATCCCGAACTGGAAGAGTTGCCCACTGACATCATGCGTGGTCTAGACTTTACCATCGCCAAGACCAGCAAGGGTGGATATGCTGACTACAACACTTCAAAGTGGAGTCGTAAAGAATCAGCCTTGACTGAAGAAGAACAAACAGCTATCGCCGAACATGGCCTGTTTGATCTCAGCACATTCATGCCCAAGCGTCCAACTGACGTGGAGCTCAAGATCATCAAAGAAATGTTCGAAGCCAGTGTAGACGGACAGAGCTATGATACTGAACGTTGGGGTGCCTACTACAGACCAGCCGGTGTAACGGCTCCTGCTGGCACCGGCTCAACTCCAGCCATGGTCGATCTAGACGAAGATGCGCCAGCAGTCAAGTCAGTAGCGGCTCCAACTGTCAATGACTTTGATGACGAACCTGTTGCAACCGCAGCGCCAGTACAAGCCAAACCGGCCGCAGGCAACACACAGGACATCTTGGCCATGATCCGCGCACGTCAAAAGCAGTAATCAACTATCAGTAACAAACACACCCAGGGACTGTCCCTGGGTCTGACACAAGGAGCATAAACATGGCCAATAAACCATTTGACATATCAAAATTCCGCAAGGACATTACCAAGAGTATTGACGGACTCAGTATTGGATTTAACGATCCTACTGATTGGATTTCAACCGGCAACTTTGCCTTGAACTATCTTATTTCAGGAGATTTCAACAAGGGTATTCCGTTGGGCAAGGTCACGGTATTTGCTGGCGAATCCGGAGCAGGTAAAAGTTACATCTGCTCTGGTAACATTGTAAAAAACGCACAACAACAAGGCATTTTTGTGATCTTGATTGACACAGAAAATGCGCTGGATGAAAAGTGGTTGCATGATCTAGGTGTAAGCACAGATGAAAGCAAGTTGCTCAAACTCAACATGGCCATGATCGATGATGTGGCCAAAACAATCAGCACATTCATGATCGATTACAAGGCCTTGCCCGATGGCGAGCGTCCCAAGGTGCTGTTTGTGATTGACAGCTTGGGCATGTTGCTTACTCCCACTGATGTCAATCAGTTTGAAGCAGGTGACATGAAAGGTGACATGGGTCGTAAACCCAAGGCACTGACAGCATTGGTGCGTAACTCGGTCAACATGTTTGGCAGTTTCAACGTGGGCCTGGTTGCAACCAATCATACCTATGCCAGCCAAGACATGTTTGATCCAGATGACAAGATTTCAGGCGGACAAGGATTTATCTACGCCTCCAGTATCGTGGTAGCCATGAAGAAGATGAAGCTGAAAGAAGACGAGGATGGCAACAAGATCAGCGAAGTCATGGGTATCCGTGCTGGTTGCAAGGTCATGAAAACTCGCTATGCCAAGCCATTTGAAGGCATGCAGGTCAAGATTCCTTACGAAACAGGTATGAATCCCTACTCGGGACTGACCGATTTGGCTGAGAAAAAAGGACTGTTGAAAAAAGACGGGAATAGACTAATGTTTGTGACCAGTGATGGTGAAATTATCAAACAGTTCTGCAAGGCCTGGGAATCAAACGAAGACGGATGCTTGGACCGGGTCATGGCTGATTTTGTCAATCAGCGAGAAACGGTAAGTACTGAAGATACAGCCACGGAGGAATAACAATGACATTGGAACTGGTAAGCGAAATCTGGAGCGAGCTCCGGCGTTATGTAAACACAACCGATCGAGACGACGCAGCCGAATGCATGGTGTCGGTACTGATCGACAACAACATCGATGCTGACGAAATCAAATCTGCGTTCAAAACCGACAGTGAAGTCAGGCGTGCCTTGACCACCTATCTACAGAATCATGATGAGGATGAGGATGAAGAAGACTATGCCGATGACACCGACGACGATGATTACTGATTTTTATTGCAATCAAAAATTTTATTTTTTATCAGTTGATCTTGAGAGAAGGTCGGCATACTCGTGTTGCTCGGCTACTCCTTCAAAAATAGATATACAGTGGATCAAAAAAAATCCTGGAAAACTTTTTAATACTCCTCAGCTTCAGCAGGAACGTCAGGACATGTTGGCTAACATTGCGGTTGACAGTTGCAAAACAAACTGTTGGAATCCTGAACAAAACAACTTAGTAAGTCGCCGCATGATGTATAACGGCCAGATCAAAACTCATACCGACATAAACTCTCGGCCCGAAGTATTGAACATTGTGTTAGGATCCAGTTGTAATCTGACCTGTTCTTATTGCGACAAACAGTACAGCAGTGCATGGTTGAGAGATATCAAAACCAATGGTGCCTACCTTGACTTACCAAAATTTAATTTGACCAGAGCAGATCAAATCTTGTCAAATATCAGTCAAAACGAGCATCTGGAATCAGATGGTTTTAACACGTTGACAAAAGAAATTGGATCGTTTGATCGGCTGGATAAAGTTGTTGTTTCTGGCGGAGAACCCTTTCTGTTTAACAAATTACCACAGCTTTTAAACAATCTGGGTCCGGTAAAACACATAGAGATTTTTACAGGGCTAGGAGTTGGTCATGACAGATTGAAAAATCAACTGGATAAAATCGACCATATCAAAAATTTAAAAATGATTGTCAGCGCAGAAAATATCGACAGATACTACGAATTCAATAGACACGGCAACAGCTATGATAATTTTTGTAAAAATCTTGAACTGTTGCGCAATAGAGGATTTGATATCGGATT